CCTATAAGTTAAGTATATAAAACATATAAAATAAGTATAAATTAATTATAAAAAAAGTATAATCTAATTAAAATCAGTATATGCTAAATATGCTAAGAATTTTAAGGAGTAAAAATGTCAAACATAAATGCTTTTTTATTTGGCTTTACAAATATGTTTAATGCAGATATCCTTAAAGCTACATCTTTAAAAGATAGAAAAACTTTAATAAATGATTTTTATAAAAAATCAGAAGAATTAAGAAAACATAGCAATGAAGAGTATAACGCCAAATTCGGAAAAATCACAAAACAAAAATAAGGAAAACCAAAATGACAAAAACACAAGCTTTTGTAGATGGTTTTGTAGGTAAGCCTATAAAAAACGAATGCTTTAATTTATGGGATTTAAATGCTATTATAAGAGAAAAACAAGCAAAATTATATAAAGAGAATATTGAATTTAGAGAGAAACAAATTGAAAAAATCACAAAAACAAAAAACACCTAATACTATTAAACAAGAAAATCAAAATAAAGAAAATCCATCTCAAACTTTCAATACTCAGCTTAATTTTCTTATGGAGAATGAACTTAATGCTATAGGAAAATTGCCTAAAGATTTAGCAGATAGAATTGTGACAATGCTAGAGAAATCTTTAGAGTATAAAAAAGATAACGATAATAAAATACTAGATTTAGAGAATAAAAATATAGAAATTAGAAAAAAAGATATAAAATCTTATCATTTTTGGAATGGTTTTGGAATGGTATCTTTTCTACTTATAACTATTACTAGTATATGTGTTGGATTATATCTTATTCTTAATGGGCATAATGAAGGTGCTTATTTTGCTTTTATATTAGGAGCATTGACACTTTTACCTAAAATAATTGATTCTATAAAAAACAAACCTAAAAATTAATTTACATTTTCTTTATCTTTTCCTATTTAATATTAAGAAATAGTTTGAAGATTGAAGCAATTGTAATAAAATTAAGGGATAAAACCCTTAATTTTTATTTATCTTCGCTCCTTTCTTTTAATTTAATAAGATTTTTTAGCGCATAAGTGCCTATTTTTCCTGCTATTTTTTTATCTGTAACCTTATCTATTTTTTGCTTTCTAGCTATAACTTGTTTTATTTTCTCAATTCTTTCTTCACTAGCTTTTTTATCATTTTGTATTTTTTCATCAAGTTTTTGCTTTACGCTTTTTTTATTCTTTTTCTCTACTTCTTTAGCCTCAATATTTTCTTTTATATCTTCCATTAAGTTTTTTTTAGGCTTAGCTTGGGTAGAATTAGGATTATTACCCTTTGAAAGTGCATTAGCACCATTCGCCGTTGGCTCTGCGTCTTTTGACAATACGGGCTGTGTAGAGTATGGCGACTCTACCAAAGGGTTTTTGCCATCTCTTTTTATAATTCTTTCATTTTCTTTGTCAGCATTTCTAGATTTAGTAATATGCCTAACTTCTCCAGTATCTTTATTTACACCAAGTTTTCCTAATTTATTATCATTTAATCTTTTTGCTATTAAAGCTATATCTATTCTATTATTTTTATAAAAAAATGTAGGATTTTCTTTAATTTCTTTTATAAGTTTAAACACATCACTAGGCTTTTTAAACATCTCTTTATGTTTATTGGCTAAATATTCTAAGTCGGCTATAATCTCATCATTTGTAAGCTTTGCTAAATTTCTAACATTTGGAGAAACGCTTATTTTTACATTTAAATCACTCTTTGCTTTGCTCGGATCAGCTTTATCCATGAAGAAGTTGTCGCCTTTAATGACACCTTCTTTTATTAGTGCATCTTTTAATATCTTATTTTGTTCTTTGTCTACTTTAATATAATTATCTAAAGCATCTTTAAAAATTCTACTTTGTTCTTTATCCGCTATTTTTATGTTTTTAAGATTAGATATAACTTCTTTATTGGTTTTAGCAAGTCTTAATGCATCTAATATTTGATTTCTTAACGCTTGCTCTTTAGCACTTTTCATAAAAGGAACTAAAGCATGCATTCTAGCAAAAACACCACTTATTAATATTCTATCAAAAACACCGCTTATTGTTGTGGCTATTGAAGAATTTGTTTTTTTGCCACTACTAGCTAAAGCCGTCATTATTAAGTCTTTATTGTTTTGATAAATTTTTGCATAAACATTTACTACTTCTTTTGCATATTTTAAATCTTTACTTACAAATTCTACATTATCCATATCTTTTGCTAGGTTCTTAAAATCATATCCTATATCTTCAATTCTATGTTTTGCTAGTAATGCATTAAAAGCATGTTTTTCATTTGCTTTTCGCTCTGCTTCATTCATACCTTCAAAAGCTCTTTTTAAATCTTTGTCTTCATTGATATTTCTAGCACCATTAGCTATTCTTTGCGCGAGTGCTTCGGGTGTTTCTTGGTCTTTGATTTTTCCTAGATAACTATTATTAAAATTTTCTTTTAACGCATAGTTTTTATTAGCATCTTCTAAAATCTTCTTTGCTAGTTCTTTATCACTTGCATTTTTTATCATAGTTTCATCTAAAGTATCTTTTACTAGCCTATAAGCTTCTTTAGTATTATATGTCTTATTTCCTGTGGCTAATTGCTTATTTATAGCACTTCTTAAGTTAAATATTTGCTCAGCACTTAAGTCTTTATCAATAGTATCTTCTAGAAAGCTACTAATATTTGTTTTTATATCTTGCTCTAAAAAATTGTTGTTTTTAAACTCTTCAATCTTTGCTAAATCTTCTTTGCTTAACCTTATTGAGCCGTTGTTAAGCTCATCTATACTTTTTATAGCTTGAGCATATTCATTATTAATTCTTTTTTTATAAGAGCTATTATCTTTTTGCCAAGCCTTAACATCAAACTCACCATTTAAACCTGTTTTATTTTTAAATACTTCATCTTGTTCTTTAATTATATTTAAAAAAGAAATACTAGCATCCTTATCAGCCTTCAAAACATCATCTAAAAAACTTCCTATTTCGGGATAAGCTTGAGCTGATTTTAATAATATTTCTCTTCTTTGAGTAGTTGGAACTCCTTGTAAAGCATTTGAAATATTTTTTAAAATAGCACTTGTTCTTTTAGCGCTATCTTGTATAAATTGTGGATTATTCTTGTTAAGTCCTTGCTCGACAATGTTTTTTAATATTTCTATTGTAGGCTTTCCATTTTCTAAGTATGTTGGATTTTCTTTTGCTATAAGTTCATCTATTTGTTTTTTATTCTCTACATTTTTTGTAAGATTATTAAAAATTGTTTCTGCATTTTGTAAGCCACCATCTGTAAATTTTCCTATCATAGGGATATCTTTTTGGGTGATTTTATCTATAACCCTATTACCTAAATTACCACCTTTTACTGCCATGCCATCTATCATATCTTTACCGGCTTGTGCTCCTGTTTTTGCCATATTATAGGTATTTTTTAAAACTCTTGCTCCTTTGACAACTCCTGCAAAAGCTGCATCACCTATTAAAGAAAGTCCCGCATTTTCACCCATAAGCATAAGAGCTTCTTTTAAATTTGCATCTTGATTTGTATCTTTTGTATTTCCGTAGTAATCGTATCCTGCTCCCAAAGATGCACCTAATGCACCACCTGCAACCATACCAACTCCACCGCCTAGCATGCTACCACCAATTGCACCTGCTGTTCCTAGAGCTACACTAGCACCATTATCTCTTATTCCGCGATATAAATTACCCATTGTGCTACCTTGCACTTTGGAATAATTTCCGTTATTATCTTGCACCCAATAAGAGCCATCATCATCTTGTAATAATTTTCCGCGCCCTGATTTTTGTAGCTCATCGCCTAAATCTCTCATAAATTGATTATTTTTTCTTGCTACTTCATTATTATCTGTAAAAATAGGTTTAGAGGCATTAAATTTAGACTGCTTATCTAAAATATAATCACTCAAATCATCAGCATTCATAGAAGGATTTTTATTGTAATCATACAAATCTCTTTTGTATTCGCCAATATATCCTAGTGGATTTGTTAAAATTTGGTCTTTAATATTGTGTTTTTCATATTCTTTAGCATATTTGTCTTTATTCTTATAAAAATCATTGATTGCTTCATTTTTTAAACTTGCTAAATATTCATTTGTATTTTGACTTTCATTTTGACTTACTTCATCTTGCAAAAAAGAAATAATGTTATTTTCTTGCGGTTTTTCTAATAAAAATTCTCTTATATTCATTGTATCAATCCTTGTTTTTTTAATTCTTCTACGCTAACTTGCATTTTTCTACCTGCTTGATTAACTAATATTACATTACCATTAGCATCAGGCTCTGATATTTGAGCATTAATTCCATTAAAACTAACGCTATGTAATTTTGGAGTATTTTGATTTTGCACCGCTAGTGTATTTTTAGCTAAATCGTTTTGTATATTTTGATTAGTTGTTGAATTATTTATAATTACTGCATTTTTACTAGGTTTTGAGTATTTTTCATCTTTAATGTAATAAGACCCAAGATCCTTTGCCAATCCCTCTCTAAAATGTTTTAAATCTTCTTGTCTTTGCTTTTCATAAAGATTATTGATGTATGGATTTTTTAAATTAGAAATATTTGCCATTTGCTTATCATAATAAGCATTAATATTAGCTTCGCTAGTAGCTATATAATCCCTTATTGCTTTTTCATATTCTTTAGCATTTATGGTTTGAGGTTTCCAAGCTGAAGGCTCTTTGTAAATTTCATCATGCCTTGTTCTATTATAGCTTGTGTCTCTTCTAACCTTTTCATTATAAATACTATCGCTTACAAGCTTAAATAAACTATCTTGAGCATCATTTATATTATCTCCCCCAAAAAGTCCTTTTATGTTTTGCCATGTTCCACCCAAAAGACCTTGCCCATCATAATAAGAATCACCACCATCTTTTTTTATGGTATTAAATCTTTCTTGTATTGCTCTCATCTCAGGATTTGACTTTGTATAACTTGGTAGATTAAGCATTGCTTGACTTGCCAAAATTTCATCTTTTATTTGTCTTGCATTTATTGCTTGCTGTCTTAAAGCATTTTGCATGGCATATTGTCTAGCTCTTTGATTATAATTCATTTGCCATTGCTGATCTGCTATATTTGCTCTTTCCTTTTGATAATCAAAATTTCTCTCATTTTGCAAAAGCTGATTATTTTGCATAGCCTGATTAAATTCCATTTGTTGCTTTCTTAAATCTTGCTCTTGCTGAAACTCATTAGCTTTAACTTTATCATCAAAACTTTTGCTCATGATGTCATATAAGACACCACCGACTTTTCCTGCGTTTTGTATAACGCCTGTATCAGGGTTAAATACTACTCTTTGGGGATTATAAAATGCCATTTTGTTTCCTTTATTCTTTCTTTTAAAATAAAGGATTTAAGGAAGTTTGTGTATAATTTTAAAAGGGTGCAACGCCAAAGGGTTGCCGCCCTTTAGCGTTAATTTACCGCCCAGTTGGGAGGTGATTAAATTGCTAACCAAAATTATAGTTATAATTATACTACTTTGTATAATTATAGTCAAGGCTTATTAATGCTTGATTTCCCCTTTTTTAAGGGGAGCTATAATTTCCCTTTGGCTTCCTTAAATCCAAATCTATTTAATTACTCCAAACGTTTTGAAGTTTATTTTCCATATTCTTTCTTCTATTTAATTCTTCATTAGCCAGATATTTATTGAAGTTATAAGCATCTTTTTGTAACTCATAATTCTTTTGTGCCATCTTTTGCTGATTATAAGCACCATATAAAGCACCAGCACCGCCTAAAACATTTCCCAATCTATCAAAATTAGTTACTTTATTTGCATCAGAACTTTTAAATAACCAATCTCCAAAATTACTAAAAGAATTTTTTAATCCATTTAAAAACCACTACTGCTACTTGCTAAATTTGGAGTAAAATTGCTTGTTTTCATCAAAGTATCTGCAAAGCTAGATCCTAATCCCGTACCACCTTTTAAAGCTGTTATAAAATCCATGATTTCTCCTTTATACTAAACTTAATAATTCTTTGCCTAGATCTATCTCGCTAACTTCGCCTTTTTTTAACTTATCGTTAAAATCACTAGTTCTTACATTATTATTTGCACTTGATAAATCTTCAGCTTTTTTGGCATTATTTGACTTTCCGACCAAATTAAGCAAGGTTTTCCAGCTGTCAATATTCCCTTCGCCTAAACCATTTAATTTTGTTGCAAGTTCTGCCATAGCCTTTAAATCCGCATCAGGATAGGCTTTTCTTAACTCACTTTCACTTGTGCGTATTTAGCGATTAGTGCATCTTGCTCTTCTTTGTCTTTTTGCTTTTTATCAAGCTCTTCAAGCCTTTTTAATTTCTCATCAAGTCCATCAAGTCCTAATTCTTTTAAATACTGCTCTCTTTGTAATTCTTGTTCACTTGGCTCTTTTTTTGGATTTTTTAAAGCTTCAAGCTCACTCATTAAAGCATTTAATTTGTTGTCATTTTCACTTTTATAAGCTTCAAACATCGCCTTATAATCAGGCTCGTTCTCATTAACAACTTGCGTAGGTTCATCGCCATTATTAGCAACTTGTCCTTTATCATCATCTGTTATGACATTTATTAAATCTTTTAAAGCATCATTTTCCATCTTCTTCATCCTTTATTTTATTGATTATTATGTCTAAAAAAGCCATAGTATCTAAAGCTTTTAACCTTAACTCTTTCTCATCATTATTTTTTGCTATATAAAAACATTCACTATATTTTGCTTTGATAAAATCTATTAATTTCTTTCCTCCTTTAGTTTTAGATATATCACTTTTAATTTCAATATTAAGCATTAGCTTCTCCTTGCATTTGCGGATTAATATCTTCATTATTTTCAAAAGCAAATAAACTATTTACATTCTTTACACCTAAAATTGGTAATAATTCTTTAGTAAGTTCTTTGCTAGCATTTATAATCCCATAAGCAGAATTTGCATCGCCTATGCTCATATACATTTGATATAACCCAGAAAAAACTTGCATACTAGCTTGAATTCCTGCACGTCTAATTTCTTTATTCATGGCACCTGTGCCGGTTTGAATTTTAAATCTAAAACTAGGTATATCCTCTCTTTGAAAACCATTAAAAAAACTATCTTCTCCATACTTAAAAACAAGCATTGCAAATCTATCAAATAAAGGCTCTATAAAAGTTTCGTTATACTGTCTTATATAGTCAGCACTTCTTCTTCCGCCTTCTTGTGCTTTTATGCTAATTTCTGTTGCTGTTTCATTTTGTGCAGTTTGAGCTCCATTGTTTTGCGGACTAACTCCTGTTACTTCTGTGAGTTCGCTTTCTAAAAGCTGTAAATTCATTCCCGCACTATTTACATTTGGTGGTGGTAATATTTGCACACCCTTTGGATCGTCTGTATATATTGGTTTTCCTAAGGTTTCTATATCTTCTCTGCTTACTCCCATTGATTTTGGCATCATTATTTTAGGCATGATATGAGTTCTTACTGCATCTATTAAAAGATTTCTAGTTATATTAATTTCATCTTGCAAAGGCATAGCAGAAGCCATTATAGGCTCGCCATAAGCACTTACATAGTTTTCGTTATCTATCTTTTTAAGTTGTGGTAGCATTGAACCCCAGACAAAAGGCTGTCCATCTTGCAAAGTAACTTCATTTCTAAGTAAATTATTTTCAAATAAGGTAGAAACCACCCACTCATCATCGTTTTTTCTTTCATAAATATCATAAAGCTTTACTTTTTTATACTCATCATCTTCGTCAAAAAGCTTTTCAATTTCTATGTTTTTATAAAATCCTAGCTTTTGTCTTTCATGGATTTGATTATAAGTTAGGTAAATTTCATTGACTATATAACCTACATCTTCACTATTTAATGCATTTGGATCAAAGAATATACTATCAATATCTACTCTTTCAATGCGTGGCATTCCTTTATGCCAAGTAAGCTTAGCTATACTTGTTCCCACAAGTAAAACATCTAAGAAAAGCGGTTGAAAAATCTTAAACATATTGATTTTACCACTATAAAAATCAATTGCATTCTGCCATAGCTCTATAATCGTATCATCGCTATTAATGTAAGTTTCAATATCTGCCATTCTCTCACTATTAAAATATACATCATTTAAGCTAGTGATTAAATACTTTACCTTAGCGTTTATTTTTGGTATGTAGATACTTGATTTATTTCTTTTTCTCAATTTTTGCATTGCCTTATTTTCAAGCAAATAAGCATCTTGCAATTCTTTAAAGTGTGGTTTGTAATTTTCATATCCACTTTTACTTTCTCTAATGAGTTGTGTTAAAAACGACACTCTCTCATCATTAGTTCTTTTTGTTTTCATTCATAATTCTCCATATTGTTGTTTTGCTTAAATTTGTTATTTTTAAAATATCTTTTTCATTCACTCCTTTTTCAAATAAAAACTCCGCAAATTCTCTTTTAAATTTCTTTTTAGAAATATTATTAAACCCTGATACAAGCTCTAAAAATTCATTTGCAAGACTTGACTTTATAGCCTCATCGCTTAAATTTGAAAGCTTTTTTATTTTGTTTACATCAATTGCATCATAGATCATTAAAAACTCACCAGCCATCATAACTCCAATCTTCATTAGTATTGTTTCTGCTGTATAGTTTTTCAAAAAAAGTTAGAGCCACCGCATCGCTAACATCAGGACTTTTGCCATAGTTCTTTTTTAATTGTTCTTTTGAAACTATCTTTAAAAGCCCCTTGTCGCTATACTCATATTCAATCATTCTCATATCTTTTTTTAATTCTTCATCTTTAACAAGCTCCATGTGTTTTAAGTTTTTAGCAAAGGTAAAATACATTTGCGCTCTTTTATTTAAGTATTCATTACTGGTTGCAGAATTTGCAGAATTTGCCTCAAATACAGGCAAACCATAAGTTAACAAGACATCATATACGCCAACGCCAAGACCGCAAGTATCTATAAAAATACCCTTTGGTTTATCTTCGCTTTGGTTGTATTCGGCTAGTATTTTGTTTGCTAATTCCATGGTTCCAAGTTGTGAGTATTTTTTAATCTCATCAATTACAAAACCTTTTCTTTTTGCAAGAACACTCTTATCATCTCCATATCTTGCTACATCAAGCCCCCAAATATTCTCGCCTTGCATTTTTTCAATGCTAAAAGAGTTCTTGCTCATCGCATTTTCAATTTCAGTTAATGCAAAAAGCTCCGCACTCGAGCTATCTATAAACTCGCCATAAATTTCTTGCTTGACTACTTCGCTATCTTCGCCACCCACTTCTTCAATTAATTCTTTAATTTGCTCTTCTTTTAAAAATGGATTATCATAGCTTGAAAATTGAAAGTGTTTCCAATTTTTATCGCTGAGTTCTTTTTTGCAAAGTTCATAAAATAGATTTTTTCCTTTAGGAACTCCACCGATAATCGCTCTTGATTTAGGATTATCAAGCAACATAGGGCGTATGGCGTTATACCAAAGATATTCTCCTTTGCTGCCTTTTAAAATAATTCCTGCTTCGTTTAAAATAACAAGGTCATATCCAAAACCTTCGATATTTTCACTTCTTTCAGCACTTCTCATATGAAGTACCGCTCCGTTAATGATTAATTTCTTATCTTGTACACTCCAAGAATAAAAATCTTTTGGCAAGTTTTTTAACTCAGGTGTAAAATATAACTCGTAATAGTTTTGTAAGTTTGCTTGTATGGTATCCACCCATAAAACATTTTGTCCTAAAAGCAAGTTTTCTATGACAAACTTAGCGCTTCCCCTTGTAAAACCAAGTCTTCTGCCCTTTGCTACAGTTATAAAGCGTGGATTTTTATCATCAAAAACTTTAAGTTGTGCAGGAGTGTAAGAAAAGTCAAGCTTTAATTTCATTTGATTTCACTTCTTATAATTTCTATTTTTTGAACATTATCGCTGACTACTTCTTGTTTGTCTACATAACCGTGCTGATTTTTTAGCAAGAACATACTAACACTTGGGGTATAAGTGCCGATTAAGGAATGGTTTAAAATATCCATTTCACATTTTTGCTTAGCTTGAGATACAATTTCTCCGAAATCCTTATCCTTCTCCCACTCGCCTAAGGTTTGCATTGTAATTCCTAAATGCACAGCTAATCCCACTTTTGTTTTAGGTGCAAAAATAACACTTTCTTTAGTTTCTTTTAAAACAGTTTTTTCACTAAAGTAGTTTTCTATCTTTGATACAAGCTCTTCTTTTGTGATGCTTTTGCCATTAGTCATCATTCTAGCCATCAAGCCACCCCTTCTTTAAAATTAAATTCTTTGATTTCTAAGTCTAAAAAAGATTTTTTAAAACTAATAATCTCATAATCGCCTTTTAAAACATTCTTATCGTTTTCAAATAACGCATCTAACACGCATTTTACGATATTGTCCCCATCGCCATGCCTTTTGCTGTTAAATCCTATTTTTAAAGAAAACTCATATTTCTTTTGCTTATCAAAGGCTTGAAAACAGCTAATATTATTTTGTCTTCTAAACTCCATTTGCAAGAGTTTTTTAAAATCTAAATATTTAAGATAATCTTTACATGCAAATTTAGATCTTTGCGTGGTTCTTTTATAAGGAACTGGGTTGCTTTTTAAATCAATTTTTAAAAAATACTTTTCCATTTCAGGCTTTCTTAAAATTAGCTTATTTTTTTAAAAGCCATTTTGACTTTTACTTTCTTTTGAAATTCTTCTTGATTCTCCTTAAAAATTTTTTTCTGCACCTTCTTAAAGTTATTATATTCTTCTTCATGGCTTAAAGATGTATATCCTTTTATCTTATAAGAAGTATTTATATATATCTTTTCCTATGCGCTCTTGATTTTTAAATATAAAATCTATTAAAGCGTGTTTAAATTCGTTATTTTTTAGCATTTCTCCATCTTCGTAGGTTAATTCTCCAAAATTATTTAGACAAACCAACATATTAATTGATTTTGCTAATCGTTTAAAAAGGTTGCCCTGTCCATCATAACAAACATATGAGTATTCAAAATCACTTTCAAGCAATCTAAAAAATGGACTATTTTTATATTTATTTTTTAACCATTCTAAAAAAATTTCTTTGTCTTCAAAACGCTTTTTAAACTCGATTTCAGCTCTTTTGCAAACTCTTCTTAATTTCTCATAGGTTGTCCCTACGATATTCTCTCTTTCTAAAGTTTCGAAATAAAAATCTAAGAAAGCATGAATATCCTTAACGCTTTTGAGATATCTACCTACAATATCAGTTGCCTGAGCCTTATTAATTTCCAATAAGTCCATTAAAATTTGTATTTTTTCTTGCATTTTTTACTCCTTAAAAGCATCCTAAGATCTTGTCTTTGTTCTCATCTTTCATTCCGTAATACTCCATCAAGCTATCAACCACACTAGGATTGGCTTCTTTTTTTCTGTTAAAACGCTGATTTTTTCTTAGCTCGTTTTCTTTAGCATATTTAAGCCAAGTATAAAGACTGCCTGCAATGCTTGACATTCTTTTTCCATTTCTTTTCCATTCCCTAGCATCCCAATAACCTATAAAATCATTAGCCAACTCTTCGCCAAAGTTTGTGCCATTTTTCTCATTAAAAGCTATTATTTGCCCCATAAGCTCATTAGCATTTGGGACTTTAAATTCTTTTTTTGCCATTTTTTCACATTCCTTTTCATCAAGTTTTAAAAAGCTCACTACAAAAGAGGCGTTTTGATTAAAAACGCGTTCTTTCTTTTCTTGATTATTTTTTAAATTTTCTAAATTCTCTTTTTTTATAAATTTATTATTATTAATATTTATATTATTTATAAATTTATTATCGCGTGCGTGCGTGCGTGTTTCTATATATAGGGATTTTTGATTTTTTTCGTTTTCAGTGGTTAATTTTCTGTCGATTGATGAAGCATTATTTTTAAGAGTTTTGCTTAGCTTTTCATCACTGTTTTTAAGCAAAGATAAAGATTTGTTAAAATGCTTTTTGACTTGATAATTTTCATCTTTTAAAATCCACTCATAAAAATTTAAAGATCCATTTCTAACCTTTTTAATTTCTAAAAGCCTAAGCTCGATTAATTCTTTTTTGGCAATTCTTAATCTATTTAAACTCATTCTTTGATTATTTTTAACTTTTATAAACTCTCTTAGATAGATTTCACTTACAATCGTTTTTTCACTAAGCTTTGCTAATTGAATATACAATGCCAGAGCATCAACACTAAGCCCTCCATAAGCTATAGTGTTTGATAATTTCAAATAGCCTTTTCTTTCTCTCAATCTTTTTCGCCCGATAGCCACATCAAAGCTTGCTATAAAATTTGGTATCACCAACTCTCCTTTATGTTATAATTTAAATTAAAAAGGTTTTTTATGATTGAAATGTTTTTTAATTTTCTTGAAAACAAAGAGAATGTAATTCCATTATTATTTGGATTCGTTTGCGGAATTCTTGTAGGTTTTACAATTTGTAATTTTATAAAATATTCTATTTTTAAAACAAAATGTGATGCTATAAATTTTCTAGAAACACCCATTACAATGCACTTGAGAAATGGTAAGCATTTTAAAACTTCTTGCCATTTTTTACAAGAGAATAAATGTTCTAAATTAAAATCATACTGCATATATCACCGACCTAAAAAAAGATTTTCCAAATTAAAAAATAAACTAAAAAACCTATTGAAAATCCCGCTATAAAAGCCATTTTTTAACCTTTAATCCGTTTTAAAAAGTCCTTTGCTATAATTTTTTTGCACCAAATCAAGAAAGGACTTATCAAAATGGATGACAAAGATTTAAACTTGTTAAAAAACATCCCTTATCTTATGGAAAAAATCAAAGAGTTAGAAAACAGGATAAAACAGCTAGAACAAGCTGCACAACCTAAACCATACTCTACCCAAACTCCAAATTACTTAGGAGAAATCTAAGTCTTAATAAGACTTAGAATATCCTTTTTACCTAGTTCTCTATAGTATTTTTCAAATTTTAAAAAATGAGCAATCCTATCCGTAATAAGCTCATTAATACTATTAAATCCGCCATCATTTGCCACACTTTGTAAAAGTTCAAAATACTCATCAGGCATCTTAACCTTTAGCTCAATCATTTTCATTCTCTATCCTTTCTTTTTCTCCTAAAAATTTAAGCAATTTATTCCTATTATTTTTACCCCAAATATTTGGAGGTATTTGATGTTTTTCCCAAAGTTCCCCAGCTATTTGAACTTTAATTCCTATTCTAGAGCTCAAAATACTTCCAACACCATCTTTACTATAATAAGAGAGTAGTATTTTTTTCAATTTTTTTCTATTCATATTCTTACAATTCCTAAAAATATTTTTAAAAATGTAGCATAACTACTATAAAATTAAGTTTAAAAAATATGTAAATATACTACATATATTTTTTTAAATAGTCGATGTATAATTACTACAATTAATAAGGTGGATAAAAAATGGAAAAAAATAAAACATTTTATAAGCTTGATAAAGAATATTTATCACAAATTTTAAAAGAAAAAAAAATAAGCAGAGCAAAATTTGCACAGATGCTTTCAGAAAATGGATATGAAATCACTTTAGATGGAATAACTTATTGGTATAGAGGTGAAAACAATCAACCTGAAGATTACAAAAATATTATAACTATGGCAAAAGTTTTAGAAGTACCAGTTAGTAAACTTGCTCCAGTAAATGATAGTATAAAATCTTTTTTACAAGATGATAATCAAATAAATTTCAGATATTTTCCAGATATTTATGCAAGTGCAGGACTTGGAACATCATCTCAAAGCGAAGAAGCAAAAATTGTTTCCGTTGATGAAAATTTTCTAAAAGAAATTTTAGATATACCCATAAAGAAGAGTTATGATATTATAAAAATTAATGGCGATAGTATGGAACCTATTTTATCTAATGGAGATTTTATTATTATAGATAGAAGTAAAAATTCACTTGGGGCTATTTCAAATGCAGATATTGTTATTTTTAGAAAAAATGATGATTTATTTTGCAAAAAAATTAAAAAAGAACCTTTTGCAGATTATATTTTTTTAGTTTCTGAAAATAAAAAATATGAAGATAAAAAAGTAGATAATAGCGAATTTGAACAATGCGAGATCTTAGGTGCTGTAGTATCAAAAATGGCGATTGAAACCTTTAAAAATTTCATAGAAGTGGTGGGATGATGAATATAAAATCATAAGCTTGTTTGTGATAAATTTTAATTTTTATTTTATTTGAAGAGTTAAACTGATAAAATTAGTTAAATGGAACAAGGAGTTAATTATGAAAGGAATAATCTCTGGCGTATGTGCCATAGCTTTGCTTATATCGGCTAACACATTAAATGCTGACTATAATGCAAAGTTACCCATAGAAGTAAAATCAAAAAATACTCAACATGCTTTAAAAACTGTTAAAACGGAAGATTATATTAGTTTGTGCAGTAAAGTTGAAAAATTAAATAGATGGGCTTTTTATACTAGTTTATGTGACCAAAATTATTTTTTAACACTTGAAGGAAAAAATAAAATACAAGAAAAGCAAAAAATAAGAAAAATTATTAAACAATTAAATAAAACAATTGCAACTTCTAAAAAAAGAATGAATGATAAAAATTTTACAAGATTTGAAGATGCTGATTTAAAAGTGTACTATTCATCTTTAGCAACAAAAAATATATTAGAAACCATATTAGATGAAGATTTTATAAAAGTTACAGGTGGTTTTGACACTTCATTATTTAAAGAAGATTTTGATATTATTGAATATGGAAAAGGTATAGAAGCGGTATATAAAAATATTACCAATGGAGAAAAACAAAAATTTGCACTTATTAGAGAAAGAGCTAAGGAGTATGAGTGCCTATTCCAGATTTAAATAGTAAAATAATTAGATTTTTAAAGGATACTTATAAAAATGAAACATATATTTATGGAGTTTTTGGCATTTATCTTAAAAAACATCTCTCAAGCTTAGATGAAAACTCAAGCATTGAAGATATATGCGACATTGTAGGAAGTATTGACAAGAATAAACTAAATGATTTGTATGCAGTCGTTAAACCACAAGAAGACTCTACTAAATTTCCAAAAAGCATAAAAAGTAGAATTTTTAAACTCATATGCCAAGAAGTTAATATAACAGAAAATGAAATGAAAGCTTTTTTAGAATACCACAAAACCAACTACAATAGAAATTGAATTATAAAAAAACACTAAAGAAATATGCGGATAAATATTTAAACTACAACCTCTCAATACCCCATAAACCTTTTATATCCATCGCAACCAAGTTGATAACCGCCATCACAAGCTAAACCATAATATTTTTTTGCTTGTTTAAAATTTATCCTTACACCTTTTCCATTCTCATAAAGTCCACCAACAGCCCAACAACTCGCGCTATCTTTATACTTATCGCATAAAAGTTTTAAATTTAAAAAAGCTCGTCTTATGGTATCTGGTTCTAATAAAAATGCAGTATTTTTTTTACAGGCGCAAGGCATGTCTATTGCATCAGATTGTAATTTATCATTATAGTACAAAGGACACGCATAAGCCCGATTAATTTCAAAATCACTCATCTCTTTTAGTAGTTTTAGCCCCTCTATAGTTTTTGTATCATTGGTTTCACTCAAAACAAAATCTATCAATTCTGACGCTTTTTTCCAACTATCTAAAGCTATCAAGCGATTAATTTCTTTATACTTTTTATCTTTGTCTATATCAAGAGTTAAACCAACATAAGTCATTATTGTAATCAAATTAAATATATTGCTCTCAAGTTTAAAATTTCCATCTATAGCAAAATTATTATAAATATACAAACAAGCTTCTTTATTCTTTTTATCATAGCAATCACTAAAAGATTTTTTGTATAGTTTTTCTTCTGAATAACCTAAATTTTTATTTTCATACGCATTTGTATATTTATTTATATATAGACATTTCGATTTCTTTTTCTTTGCATACATCAATCCCAAAGGCGTAAATATATATAAATAAAGTTAGTATTATTCTCAAATTTTAATCCTTCCAATTTTCTAAAAATATTTTTAAAGATTTTTTTGATTTTTCATCTTCCTATTAAGAAATTATACCAAAAAAATATTTTTAAAAAATGTAGGAATACTACTATTATTTAAGCATAGTTTAAGTGTAGTAATACTACAATTATTTTAACAAAACAAAAAGGATAAAAAATGAGTTTTACAGATTTTTATTTTGATAGAGAAGAAAAAAGAATTTCTAACTACGCAAGAGAATTGGTTAAAGATGAATTAGAGAGCAGAGAAAACTTTGCGGATATTTTTAACTCTTTGCAAGAATTTAAAAATATTTTAGAAGTAAGCTTGGAAGATGATGAAGATATTGCAGCTTCTTTGCAAGCCTATGGAGATGAGTTTATTAACGATACCTATGATTTATTGGAAAAAGTAAGGAAATTTGAGAAGAAATACGAAAAGCTTTATTAAAAGTTTAACAAGTTCTTTTTATTAAAGAACTTTCTTAAGCTTTTGACCGCTTGGAAATTAAGCTTTGCTATCGTGTTGATGGTTTTGAATAGCGGAAGGGTTAGCGAGTTATCCATAAACTTGGCTCGTTATTATTGTTTATAGTGCTATTTTTAAGGTTTTCTTGCACTTTAAAAACGACAGAAAACTAAGGGTTTAAGAAAAAGAAAGTATAATTATAAAGTTTAAGTGGCTAACTTGTCTCAGTGTTGAGAAAGGAGGCTCTAAAATGTGGGATAAAAATTTTAACAATTTTAATCTTAATCTTAGAGCTAATTAGAGAGCTTATAAAACTCTAATATTTTTTAACACAGATAAATTTTAACTAAATCCGCTTAGCATAAACTTAAACAACTATACAACGCCGAGATTGCGGATTTGCTCGGCTTTTCTTAAGCTCCTTTAATGCTTAAATGGGGCAACTTTTACAAATTAACTACTTGAGAATTTACCTTTTTGTTTTATTTCCTATTCTAAAGAACTCAGTTGTCCCTTTTAAGCATTAATCTAAAAGGAGAAAAAATGAAAGCTTATCACACAAAAGAACAAGTCATCATTAAACTTAGCAAAGATGAATATAGAAAAGAAATGAAGCTAAATAAGTCTTTAAAAGATGAAAATAAATCTTTAAAAACTGAAATTTCTAATCTTGAAAATGAAAAAATAGAACTTTTAAAAGAGTTAAAAGACCAAATAGAAGCAAATATGAAAAATATAAAAGAAATTAGCTCTTTGCAAAATAAAATTTATGAGCTTCTTTATGCAAAAGAAAGGTCAAAACTATGTTCTTGATATTTAAAAAGAATGAAAAAATCAGAAACTTAGAAAAAGAAGTTCAAAGGCTAAAAGGTGTAATAGCATTAAAAGATACTGCTATAAATGAAATGTCATTAAAGTTTGAAGAAGAAATTAAAATCAATGTAGAACTTAGTAATTTTCGTATAAAAATACTTGATGCTTTAGGGCTTATAGGCGTTTTTAAAAATGATGATAAAGCTATTAAAGAAGTAAAAAGATTAAAGGAGAAAGAATGTCAGTAACTACAATATCACAAGAAAAACAAGTCTTAAATATTTTATTAAACAAAGGAAAAATAGATAATTTTTATTGCATAGATACAAGAATTACTACAAGACTTGGAGCTTATATTTATAATCTTAGAAATAAAGGTTATGCAATAGAAACAGTTAGAAACAAAGAAACGAGAAATACTTTTTATATTTTAAAAAGCACTCCAAAAATAAAAAAGGCAGGATAAAATGAATTGTAAAATAATTGATTTAGAGCAGGGTAGTGTGGAATGGTTAAATTTTAGAAAAGGAAAAATAGATGCATCGATGGTAGCATCTTGTGTAGGTATTAAAGGTGCTTTTAACTCTAAAGAAGAGGCAAGAGATATCATCTTAGGACTTAAAGAAGTCTATCAAAATGAAGCCATGAGAAGAGGCAATGAATATGAGCCTTTGATTAGAGCTAGGGTTGAATTTTTACATTCTGTGAGTATCACTCCTGTAGTTTTGCAAAGTCTAGAAAATGAAATGTTTATAGCAAGTTTAGATGGAATAGATGAAAATGGAATTATTTATGAGTTTAAATACTCGCAAGATGAGTATGATTTTATCAAAAGAAATAAAAAGCCAAGTGATAAATACTACGCTCAAGTGCAATTTCAACTCTATATCAGTGGTAAAGAAAAATGCCTTTTTGTAGCCATGAATAAAGAAGAAGAGATTGTAGAGTGCGAAGTTTCAAAAGATGAAGCTTATCAAGAATGGTTGGTTAAAAATATAAAGCAATTTATATTAGATTATATCATAGATCAAAAAAGTGAATATAAAGAGCTTGAAGATACTAAAGCAAAAAATCTAACGATTGAAATTATAAGGCTTGAAAACACGATTAAACCTATTAAAGAAAAGCTAGAAAGTCTTAAAAAAGAACTCATAGCCTTAGCAAATGGAGAAAAAGCAAGATGTTTGGATATTACAATTTATCCGCAAAGTAGAACTACAATTGATTATAAGGGCTTTTTAGAGCAAAAAAATATTACTGTGCCTAAAGAGTTTTATAAAGAAAGTATTTCAATGTGTTTAAAAATCAAAAAAGGAGCATAAAAATAAAGCACTTTTTGATAAAATTATAAAAACAAAGGAAAGGTTAAAATGTTAAATTTAAAAAGTTTAGAAATCACCTGCAAACAATGTAAAACTAAAATCACTTTAGATATAGGTAAAACTGTCATTGTATGCCCACTTTGCAATAATGCTTTTTATAATTCTTATGATGAAGCTCCACTTTCTAAACTAGGAAATATATTGCAAAGCTTAAAAGAGCATAAAAAAGCAGAGTTTAGATTTATTACAGATGAAAAGGAATAAATATGAAAAGCTATAAAATTACCTGCAGAAACTGCGATACGCAAATCATTGCAAAAGTTGAGCAAAGCATTCTTTTTTGTCCTGCTTGTCATACAAACTTTTTTAATTCTTATGATGAAGCACCTTTTAAAACTTTACGTCAGAGCCTAAAATCTTTTGAAGATAAAAGCAGTGTTTTAAAATTTGAGTTTATCACAGATGAAAAGGAATAAAATGGAGAAAGAAAACATTGTTAAAAGAGTTTGTAAAGAGTTAAATATCACGCAAAAGGAGTTAAGCGAGATTTTGGGGGTGCCACAAACGACTATATCAGGTTGGGCTACTACAAAAATTCCAAAAATGGCAGAACTTGCTTTAAATCTTTTGATTGAAAATAAGACTTTAAAGGAAAAATTAGAGATTTTTAAAAAAGCCCATAAAATAGCAAGTGAGTTATAAGGTATAGACATTTTGTCCATACCTTTAAATACTAATTTTAGAATTTATTTTAAATTATTTTACTAAAATTAGTTTTATTTACTTGACTATTTTCTAAAAATAGTATATAATTCTTGCATAATTACTAAAATTAGTAATTTATGTTCTTTGAATTAGGGTTGTTTAAGATTTTTGTGTTAGAATTTGGCTATGTTAGAATTAATTAAAAACATAGGGCTTGGCTTATTTGTTAATGGGAGTTTCGCATTAATGAATTTTGACTTTAAACCGCAAAGCTTTATCATAACTGCTTTTAGCGTCGGGATTATGGCTATATGTATTCTTATGCAAAGGAGGCAAAAGGATGAATGAGATAGGTTTAAACATTATCGCAGGGGTAAGCGTTATACTCTTTGCTTATACTTGCTATCTATTTTATAAGCAAAATAAGTCTCTAAAAGACAAAACGAAAGAAAGTAAGCACTAAAATCAAAACAACCCTTTCAAAGCATAAAATGAAAGGGTTAATATGCTATCACAAATACAAAATAATACCTCAATACAAGTTGCTTCATTTTATGAAGTTACCAAAAATTCAATCGCAAAACATTTTTTAAGAAACGCCGATGAACTCATAGAAAATATACACTAATTTTTAGCTGAAAAAATAGCATTAGAAAGTACAAGAATAACAACTTGGGATGCTGTTGTTAAGAAGCTAA